TCAAGCAAGTCCATAGACCTGTCCTTACCAAGATTCTTATTCATCTCCTTCTTGCTTTGGAGCTTTCTTTTTCCACTCTGCAACTTATCAAAGCGAACGACAGCGCATTCTTCGAGAAACTCGTTCTGTATCGTAACCCTGTACTTTAAGTTTTGGTGCGTATATGTCTCGTTTGCCACCCTGTCATCAAAAGTAAGCTGGCCTCGTTTAATCATATAAGACAACCGCAAGTAGCAAAGGTCTTTTATGCTACAGGCCGACAGATAATAGATGCCCATCGGCTTTGCCGCTGATATGTAAGGTATTGCGTCTGGTATATAGTCATTAAAATACCTTCCTGCCGTCGCATCATATATGATATGGCTCTCCGCAACACCCTCCTTTGCGGCAAACAGCTTCGCCCTTTCTGCGTTTATCCTCGGCGTGGAGTGCATTACTATCTCGTAGTTTACGACATGAAAGCCGTTCCATGACAGCATCACCGTATTATCTTTTCCATAATCCGCCAAGTCGATGGTTATCCATCTGTCTCCGTTGACGGCCGGGTCTTTGACGAAGCAGTCTCTTGCGGCTTGGCTTGGTATAGGTATATCTTCCTCTTCCTCGGAATCGACGTTCCAGTTTCCCTCAACCAACGCCTGGGCCATTCGTCCACCACTGGCGGCGATACTTCCTACATAATTAGCATTTTGCCCTATCAAGCCCTTGTTTTCCGCCAAATGCCCTTGGTAGAACACGAAAGATTTAATGAAATTCTCGTAAGTGAAGCTCCCCCCTACGGCCCTTAACTTCCTATCAATATCTATCTTGCATTTCTCATAAACCTCTTTCTTCGTGTTTCCCCAGACGACATCCTTCACTGTCGGACCAGCACAATAGAAATATCTCACCCTTCCATCCCTTTGAGGGTCGATTCTTCCATCCGTCCCAATATACCAGTCTATAAATATCCTCGTCCAATGGCTTCTTTTCGGGTTCATCGTCGCGAAGAACTTTCCGGTAAAGGTCTTGCTTTGACCTCTGTTTCGTGTGATTACGTAAGAGAACGCCTCCCAGGACATTTCCGTAAGCTCATCTATGGCTATAACGTCATACTCCCATCCTTTTGCGCGCTCACGCAGTTTATCCATATTTGAATCATCCAAGTACGTAAGGTCGACGAAAGTGCCATTAGGGAATGTCACACGCGGAGAGTCACTTTCCTTTATTCTTACATAGTCAGAGCCGAATATCTGCTTGAACTTCTCCACAAAACCACCACCAGCCTTTTGGTTTCCAAGTGAACGGCGAGAGATCATCGCACGAAAATCAGGGTCTGTCATCAACGGCTCGGCCAATGCCAAGACGATTGCGAATGATTTTCCAGCAGCCTGTATTCCTCCACCGAAGACTACATCGATGTTGCTGCTCGCATAGGATTGCTGAAATCCCGCTTGTGGTCTGATTTCTATGTCTTTAACACTATTCATATTACAAAGATACCACATTGCATATATATATTGATTTGTAAAGATTATTTTATTTGACAGCATGCAAATGAAACGTGTAAATAACTTTAAATCAATACATTGTTTAATTATCTTTGCAGTGACAATGTTAATTTTTTTTATTTATGAAGTTTACGAAAGAACAACTTTTAGAGAGACTAAAAGCTGAAATTACAAAGAAAGACCAAGAGATGGTCATGAGTGCGAGAACCTTCAACTCGAACGGAGAAAGACTCTATCAGAGATTGGAGAAGGCGAACAGCGAGGATGAGCTGGACGCAGTGGTAACGGATTACCTTCCAGATTTCCTGGAAATCAACAAAAACATCCGAAAGGAGAAGGCTGATTTTGCGGACGAATGGAAGAAAAACCATCCAGTAACCGAACCAAAGCCAAAGAAGGAAGGGGAGCCCAGCGTCTCCGAGACAGAGAAAAAGCTGTTTGAGCGTTTGGAGGCTCTGGAAAAGAAGAATGCGGAGTACGAAACCGCGAAACTCGTCTCAGAGAAACGTAGTGAACTTCTCGCCAAGTTCAAGGAGAAGGGTATCAAGGATTCCAAATGGATAGATGCTTACATGAAGAAGCTGAGTCTGACAAAAGACTCCGACATCGATCAGGAATTCACAGATGCGGAGGAATTTTACAATCTCGCCCATTCAAAGCCTGGCACTCAGACACCAAGCAGCGCTGGCGGTGACGGCGGAAATGACAAAGTAGATTTTTCCGATGTGGTAAACATCCTGAATCCTAACGCTGGCAAGTAACGGATTTATTCATCATTTAAAACTAAGGAATTATGGCAGCAGCAGATGATTTCTATTTGAAAAGAGGTTATGGTGGCTCGTTTGGCGGCCGTACACTCATTCAAGCTCATGGAAAGATTGGTGGCAACAGAAGCGTTTTCGTCAATCTCACAAGCGCAAACAAGGATTTGTTTGTATATCCTCCTTTTGGTGGTGTGATTACAAACCCATTCAAGGGACGTGCAAAGGTCTTCGCAGGAGACTTGTGTGAATACGACCCAGACACATACGGCACCAACAAGGGACAGACCGTAAAGATTTTGAAGTATTTTGAGTTGGCTAAGGATGTCGCAGAAGACGCTACAACCTATGTACTCGTTCGTGACGGCTATCACCATATCCCATTCGTGGGGGATAATCTCATGGTGGGCCAAAACGACTTCGCAACCAAAGCCAAGGGTGTTACAGTTACAGCCGTTTCCGCAACAACCGAAGGTAACGCTGATGTTTGGTCGGTGACAGTATCGGCGACTCTTGGAACGACACAGAAGAAAGGTGACATCCTTGTTGAGGCGGCAGCCGCAGGCGACTCTGTTCTTCCAGTAGTCACAAAGCCTAACGCATGGTTCGATCGTGACAACGACTTCTTCTATGATCCAAACTTGAACTTGGACTCAGAGGAAGGCGACGGCGCTCGTTACTTCTACACACCGGCTTTGGCTCACGATTCCAAGGCTATTCTGAACCTTGCGAAGTTCAACAAGCTCCCTCCAGCAGTGCTCGCTATGAACGTTCGCACGGAAAATGGATGGTTCGAGTTGTAAACCATCATGTGGCAATAAGTAAATAACTAAAAAGTATTCAGGATATGGCACAGCAATTTGATTTTAACAATTCGAGATACGCCAAGATATTCTCAAGCAAGGACAACATCAACTTTTTGAGAACCTTCCTTAACCAGAAGGACTTGCTCTATACTAACTATGGATGGTATCTCACCCAGGGCCGTAGAGCTTCCATGCCTACACCTACCGATTATGACGGAGTGGCTTCTTATAGCGTGAAATCACGTAAGTTGGAGGCAGCTCCTTTGATGCACCTTCGCGCTCCTCTTGGTGACGCACCAGAGATGGACAACGAGGGCATCGAGATGTACACCGGAACGATTCCAGACTTCATCGGCTATAAGTGGTCCGAGAACGCCCGCCAGCGTGAGTATAAGGAGCAGCTCTTCCAGCAGTTCGGAAACGATGCTGACTTGATGGCCGCATGGGTGCGTGATGTCGTGCAGGTCGGAAAGAACTCGGCAGAGGCTACGCTTTCAAATCTGACCGCACAGATTATAACTACCGCCAAGATGTCTTGGGTCGGCAAAGGGGAAGGCTTGCAGCAGTTCTTGCAGAGCGTTACCCCGTTCCCAGCCGAGAACAAGAAGAAGGCTGGAGCGAAAGTCTGGACAGATGCTGATTGTAACATCATCACCCAGATGCGCAAGATTGAGGACAACTACCGTGATGAGCGTGGTGGTTACGAGGGAGCCCTCGTATGGAAGATGACCCGCAAGATGTACAGAGACGTATTCTTGGAGAACAAGGAAGTGAAGGAGTGGTACAAGAAGTGGTGTATCGCACACTTCAAAGCTTACACAGACTCCATGCAGGTTCTTGACGTTGATTTCCAAAATACGCTCGCAGACATGACAGGCTTGTCACCAATCGAGATTGTTACAGAGCGAGAGCGCAACAAGACCGTCACCACAGATACGTTTGTAAGCGGTTGGGATGACAAATATGTTGTCCTTTGCCCTGTTGGTGATGTTGTGGAGTTCAAGTGGACCCCAATCTACGACCAGACTCTCCAGCAGAAGTACGGCGCCAAGAATATCGAGGTGTCTTGGGCTTCCATTGCAGACGGCCTTGTTACCGTAGGAAACTACGCAATGGACAACGGTCAGTTCCGTGAGTGGCAGACCAAGGTGATGATGTCGGCTTGCCCCGTTCTTCTCGACTTCATGAATCATGTGATTGTCGACACCTCGGTAACAGGTGACTAACCAACGTCCATATAACAACAACTCAATCCATTTCACTCTCTATGGCAGCATCCAAATTCGACATATTGGATTACCTAAGCGGTATGACAAACTTCGTGTTTGACAAGTCGGCATTGCAGAATGTCGCGCTTGATTGCGGGGTTTCAGAAGTTAAGTCTTACAACGACTTGACTGACGAGCAGAAGGATAGATGCAAGATGGCTCTCTTGGAAAAGATAGTCTTCGGAGTCTACCAGACGGCATCCACAACAAACCAGCATGGTGCGTACACGCTGACAGTGGGAGCTCAGACGATAACGTCTGCGGCTCTCGCCAGTATGAAGTCCGAACTTAAAAGACTTTACAAAAAGTACAACGAGGACGAGAAACTCGACACATTCAACGATGCTGATGGGGAAGTGAAATGGGTTGCGGAGATAGACTTCTAAAGTATATAGGCTATGTACACTGACAGGAACGCGCTAAAAGAGTATGCCTACCATGGCACCTTCTATAAAAAGGAAGACACCAGTTCGGGCGATGGTAACCTACTTGACGATGGAGACGAGACGGAAGTAGTGATCCTCAAAACGGAATGTGACGTACAGGAGACCAATAAGCTGTTCAACTCAGGCGTAATAACAATGGGTTACACCATCTACTTTCCAAATCCTACAAACGAGGATGATAACGAAGAGATACCAGAAGGCCTTGTTCCTGGAATACGTTTCAGAAGTAATATGTACGGAATGAACGTTGATGGCATGGTAATCGGTGTTTATCCAACGCAGATGCATGGGTGCGTGGCTTATATCAAGGGAACGGATATTTAGAGTTTTTAGGTAAGATGTATTTAGGATAACAAAAAAGGCAATGGCACAGAGAATACAACGCAGACTCTCACGTATTGAGAATTTCTTTTCAATGATTCTCACGCAGGGAAAGGTATCGGAGAATATCTTTGTAGGAGAGCTGCCTCCAACGACAGACAAGGATTGGCAGGACTTTGTTAATGTCGACGTAGGCCAACAGCAGGACTATGGAGCGTATTCCTCTGGCTATGCCAACATTTACCTTTACGCAAGACCAAAGGGAACTCCGCTAAGGAAAAACGTCAAGCAGCTCGACAAGATGGAGGGGATTCTTGATGAATTGATTGAGAAGTCAAACGACAAGAATTATGTCATACAAGAGTTGTACAGGGACAGCGGATATGACTCGAACAGGCAGTTTCACTTCCAGATGGTTTCCGTTTCCGTTGTAGTAAAATAGCGTTTAGATAATCAGTACAGAATAATAACTTAAAAAATTAAGATTATGGCAGTAAAAAATACAGGCGCAACCGCGCTGAAATTCGTGAAGCCGGACAATATCGTCATTACACTTTATAATGGTGTAACCGGCGAGACAGACAACGACCCAAAGGGAGACACCTACATCTTGGAGGACGTTGTTCGTGATACAACCTCCGTGACTCAGGACGACAACGATTCGACTGACATCGATCGTGAGACCAACGACACCCCTATTATGTCGATCGTAACCCTTGGCCGTTACCAGTTGGCGGCAGAGGTTGCGGATACACAAGCTGACTTGCTGGTCGATATTTGCAACTTCGTAAAGGACGAGAAAGACAACAAGGTATACGCCCCGCAAGGCTACGTTGTGAAGTATGCGAAATTCGCCATCGTATCCGGAGATTCAGCTGTTATCCTACCAAAGGTGCAGCTCAATTCAAGGGTGACGATGGAGTCTCTGAACACCAATATTGGAAGAATTGCGCTGGCTGGTACTGCGCAGTTGGCTTCCATAACAATTAATGTGGATAAGAAGGCTGGTTCTGGTGGTGGATCCGACACATTCACGAGCAAGGTTATCAAGACCCCTTACTACATCGACCCAGCATACGAGCTTCCAAAATAAAGGGCTTCTCATCTATTTCTCAACTATACAACCAAGGGGCGGCGGCTTTGATGCCGTCTGCCCCTTTTTAAGTTTTCGTTCGCATGATTAGTTTTAGGGCAAAAGCAATACAATACATCACTGACGAACTATCGAAAGACGGTAGGAAGGTTATAGACGATTGTATCAACGAAATCACATACACGCACAGGACATACAACCTGTACGACTCATACGGGTATTGCGTGTACTATGATGGAAGAATAAAAGACATGGGGTTTTTGTCACCTTATCCTAATGCCAAAGAATACAAGTACTGGGGAAGTGGAGAGAACAAGAGGCCTATTATGGGTAGGAAAGAGATAAAGAAATTCTTTAGCGAATACAAGGCTACGAAAGGGACGTTTGAACTTGTGATTGCGGCCGCCATGCCTTATGCTGAGATTCTCGAAAGCGGAGGCGGAAACTTGCGGCATAAATACAAGGTAATATCCATGTCTTACCAGAAGCTGCAAGCATTATCCACTAAATATGGTGGCGCAAAGATTGTCGCGCTCTCTGGCGGCGGAAAACTATAGACAAAGAAAGAAACATGGCAGTACATAGAGCAAAGAAATCACCTTCAAAGGAAAAGACCGATAGTCGGGTCAACAAGGAAGGAACCATAAAGTTCGATTCTCCATTGTCAGACATGGCGATGGAACGGTTGGCGCAGATAATGAACGACTCCCCTACCATCGTGAAACTGAAAGGCACGGAATGGGAGATAAGGGCATTGAAACCTGGCACGCAGTGGATGGTTGCGGAAGAGGCCTGCAAGATGGTGAAAAAGGAGAACCTTTCGATGGGCGATGTCATCAAGGAGTTCTCTCTTAACCTACCTTCCGTAGCGAGGGTTATCACGTTGGCGCTCCTAAACGATAAGGATAGGATTAAGTCCAGCGAATATCAAGAAGTCTATGACCAACTCCTTTGGGGAGACTACGATATAAAGGACTGGGCAACATTACTTATCGAGATATTGAACCTCCTCGACGTGGATTTTTTCTTCGCGAGTACCAATGTGATTCAGACCGTCCGAAATCAAGCCCTGATGAGGAAGAGACAAGCAGCCGAATCGTGCCTTCAAGGACAGAATACGGCCAGATGATAGACTTTCTCAGGGCAAACACTTGGTGCTCGCAGGAAGAGTACAAATGGGGAATGACCGTCCCGCAGGTTCGTCTCGCAAGTATGGACTTCACTCATATAGAGTATCTTTCCGATAGCGAGAAGAATACTGGTGATAAATCGAAGAACGAAACGGTAATCAATGGTGCTGAGGACTTGAAAAACCTCAACGACCTTGGAATACCTATTATATAAACTTGTAAATTATAATTACTATGACAGATTCAGCATTGGGAAGCGCACTTGTTATACCGCAGAGTGCCTTGGATAAGATAAAAGAGGCGGACGACAAGATAAAACAGCTGCAAGCCACTGCGGACTCATCGGCAAAGAGCGTGGCAAGGTCGTTCAAGGACATGGCCACAGGTGTGACCCCGTTCATTGACTCGCTTGATAAGATTATAGCGAAACTTGGATCAATAAGCACGTCAGCGTCAAGTGTCGGTGGCGGTCTTGGTAATCTTGGGCAAGGTCTCGGCAACATGGGGAGTGGTGCTTCCAAGGCCGTGCAAGACTTGAACAACCTAATCAACCAGTTGTCGAATATTGGAGGAAAGGGTACAAGTTCCATCATGCAAGCAGTGCTCGCCTTCAAGCGTCTCCAAGAGTCGGCGAGGGGAGCGAGTGGAATGAACATCGCTGGCCTGAAAGAGGAAATTGGAGCTATCAACAGTATGTTGAAGGATACATCCTACAACCTTACGAAAGCAGACCAAGACTCACTGAACAAAAGAAAAAAACTCCTTCAAGACGAGCTGAAATACCAAGAGCAACTAAACGAGGAACGTGTCGTATCGTTCCAGAAGGCTCTCGACAGGATGATGAACGCCCAGGCAGCATATAACAACAAGCAGAGAAAGAGCTATTCGGACAGAAGCAAGTCATACCAGGCCTCGAACTATAAGCAGAACACCACATACCAGGGTGCTCTGGACTTTTCGTCGACAGCTAATACACTCAACAGACAAGTAAAGGCTATCGAGTATCTAAAAGAGGCTCGCATGAAGCTTTCGCAAACAGACTCCGACTACAAGCAGAAGCTCGCAACGCTCAATGCCGCAATAGACGAGCACAATAAAAAGTTGAAAGAGGCAGGAGTTAATTCACGTGCGTTGGCTGAGCAAACGTCATACATGTCCGGGTATCTCTCACGTTGGGCACAGCGCATGGCATTCGCCTTCTCAATAGACTCTTTAAAGAACTTTGCCGACCAGGTAATAGATGTGCGAGGGCAGTTCGAGCTGTCGGAACGCTCACTCGAAGCCATCTTGCAGAATAAACCAAAGGCAGACGAGATTTTCAACAAGACGGTGGAACTGGCCGTCAAGTCGCCATTCCGTAC